GTCTGCATCAGACATTGCGATAGCTGCATCAGAAGATGTTTTCCAGATTCATACTGGTAAAAAATGGTACTTCGAAACTTCAATCGCGGTTACTGATGTTACTGAACTAAACACTTTTGTTGGTTTTGCGGCTAACGGTTATGCTAACCCAAATGCAGTACCAGATGATGGTATTGGATTTACTCATTTAGAAGATACAACTTCAATTCAGTTTGTATCTAGAAAAAATGGAGCCGGCGTATCTTTCACTATGTTAGAAGCAGGAAGTACATTTGTACAACAAGATTCAAGTGTAACTGCACAGTCAGCAACTGCATACAACATGCCTGACAATAGTGTTAGATTGGGATTCTTATATCAACCAGCAGGTTCAGAACCTACTATTACTGCGAATCAGTTTACCCTTTATATAAATGGTACTGTTTCTGGAGTACAAGCAGCAACAACTGTTCCTGATGATCTTCTTATGGAATTGAAGATGATGACTGAGAGTAAAGGAACTGTAGCTAACGATCTTTATGTTGACTACGTTCAAACGGTACAACAAAGATAATAAAATTATTCTAAGCTCCTTCGGGAGCTTAGAAATTTTAGGAGAATAGAATTATGCCAAATGTATCAAGTATAAAGAGTAAATATTTTGCAGCAGCATCCGCTACTGATAGAAATGGAATTTGTGCAGCTCAAACTACGAGTGGGGCAGCTTCTCTAACTTTAAATGGAGCAGGTGTTTCTAACGGAACAGCTACTTTTGGTTCTAACAATGCAGCGATCGTAACGGTTTATGCAGGTAGTGCTAATACTGGAGTTAATTTTACTATCACAGGAACGGGAGCTAACAATGCTTCTCAAAGTGAAACTATTGCAGGTCCAGGAGCTGGAGCAACTGTCAGTACTACTAATTTATTTACAACAGTAACGGCAGTGTCAGTAGATGCAGCAATTACAAATAATGCTGAAATAGGATGGACAGCGCAAGATCCACAAGTAGGTTGTGTATTTGCAGGAAGAACTCGTATTAGAGGACTACAGGGTAGAAGTGGAACAACAGCAGGAATAATCGAATTTAAAAATTCTTCTGTGACTGGAACTACACTTTTAACTATTCCGACAACTACTACAGCTGAATTAATAGAACCTTACATTCCAGATAATGGAGTTCTGTTTGAAGATGGAGCTTATTTTTCTTCAGCAGATGGAGTAGCTAACGGAGTTACTGTATTTTACGACGGGTAGGAAGCTAAATGGCTAACACTACTTCGCACTCATACACTTTTGATAAGAGTCTTCCAATTGATGAGATTGTAGAAGAATCTTACGAACGTATTGGACTTCAAAACGTTTCTGGTTATCAATTAAAAACAGCTAAACGATCTTTAAATTTATTGCTTTCTGAATGGAGTAATAGAGGACTTCATTATTGGGAAGTAGCTAACCAAGGTTTTACTTTAGTAGATGGACAAAATGTTTATACTACTTATCGATCTCCTCAGGATGGAGCTTCTAATGGATTAACAACAACTCTATCTGGAAGCATTAATGCTGCAGTAACAGATATTCCCTTGACCCAGGTCAAAGATATGCCTGGCGCGAATCAAGGTGGAGGAACTATTACTATAGGAACTGAAACAATTAGATACACTGGAAAATCAGCGGCTACAGGAGCAGCGAATCTTACTGGAGCTATACGTGGTTCTAATGGAACGACGGCTGCTACTCATACCAGTGGAGATACCGTAACTCAACATGCTACGGGAATGGACAATATATTAGAATGTAATTACAGAATTACTTCTAGCGACATTGACTCACCTATGACTGAAGTTAGTAGATCTCAGTATCAAGGCTATTCTAATAAAGCTGCAAAAGGAACTCCTACTTCTTTTTTTATTCAGAGATTTGTTGATAGAACAACTTTAACTTTATATTTAACTCCTGGTGCAGCAGAAGATGGAAATAAATTAAATATTTATTATAACAGAAGAATTCAGGACGGAGGTGCTTATACTAATGCAGTTAATGTACCTTATCGTTTTGCACCTTGCATGACTGCAGGATTAGCATTTTATTTATCACAAAAAAATGCTCCACAAAGAACACAAGAAATGAAACTTTTTTATGAGGATGAATTGGCTAGAGCCGTAAAAGAGGATGCTGATATTACAAGTACATATATTGCTCCTAAGGTCTACTATCCTAATGCTTAATTATGACTACTTTTGCTTCAGGTAAACATGCACTCGCTATATCAGATAGATCGGGACTAGCTTTTCCTTATCTTGAAATGGTAAGGGAATGGAATGGAGCATGGGTACATATATCTGAATTTGAACCTAAGCAACCTCAATTACAACCTAAACCTACAAGTGCTGATCCACAAGCTTTACAAAGAGCAAGACCAGCTAGAACTGAATTTGCAACTGAAGATTTTTTACCTAACAATCCTTTTTCTACAGCAAGTAATACAACTTTAACTTTTAGTTTTCCTGATGGTGGGCTTTTAGTTGATGACCAAGTAAGATTTACTTCAGTTAAAGAAGCAGTAGGAGGAGTTTCAGTTCAAGCTTTAGAATTAAATACAACTTTAAACGGAGATATTACATCTACAGCTACAACAATTACTTTAACAGATGCGTCAAATTTTCCCACAAGTGGATACATTGTTATTAGAAAAGTTTTAACAGGTGATAGCGATCCTTTATTGGCAGGAAAATTTTTAAATGAAACTGTTCAATACACAGGAAAATCAAGTAATGATTTAACAGGATGCACACGAGGAACAGCTGCTCCTTATAGAGGATATACTCCTACTTCTACTACAGCTAGTGCCCATAGCAGCGGAGCTGAGGTTTTTGGAGCTCATAAAATTGTTTCACGAGTTTCTACAACAATTAAACAAGCTGGAGAACCATCTACAGTAACTGAATATAACAGCTTTACATTGACTTTACCTTCTGCTGCTTCTACAACAGAGGTAGGCGGGGGAATTAACTGTGTAATAGGACCCGTTAATCAAAGGAGGGGATAATGGCTGGATTTACATACACAACTTTAAAACAAGCTATTTTAGATTATACTGAAGTAGATAGTAATGTTTTAACTACAACTATTGTAGATCAGTTTATTGAAAATGCAGAATTTAGAATTTTTTATGATGTCCCTAGTGATAATAATAGATTTGTTAGTGAAGGAAATTTAGCTATTGATGATAATACAATTAATGTTCCTGGACTAGGAACTAAAGGAAATACTGGAACAGTATTTGTGCGTGGGGTAGAAGTTTTTAATAGCACTTCAGCTAGTACTGGACCAGGTGAATGGTTAATTAAAAAAGACCAAACTTATTTAAGTGAATATGTTAATAGATCCACAGGTTCATCAGGGGGCCAAACAGCCCAGGATGTTACAGGTTTTCCTAAATATTATGCGATGTTTGGGGGTGCTACCGGCACTTCATCAACTACTTCAGGAGGCCTATATGTAGCGCCTACGCCAGATGCTAATTATATGTTCAGAATATATTATGATATGGTACCTAAAAGTCTAACTACTACAGCTTCAACTTATATAAGTCAGTACTTCCCACAGGGGCTATTATATGCTACTTTAGTGGAGGCTTATGGATTTTTAAAAGGCCCTATGGATATGTTGACATTATATGAAAATAAATATAAACAAGAGTTACAGAAGTTTGCAGGAGTGCAAATTGGAAGACGAAGACGAGATGATTATACTGACGGCACCGTTAGAATACCAATCAACTCTCCGTCACCATAAAAACTATTAGGAGAAAATTATGGCGATAGCATCGGTACTAACAGATACTTTTAAAGAAGAGTTATTGGGCGGTTATCATAGCTTTAACGCTTCAGGAGATACACCAGCAGGAAGCACTTTTAAAATTGCTTTGTACAGCGATAGTGCGAGTTTAGGAACTACAACTACAGCTTACGCGGCAGGTAATGAAGTTTCTGGATCGGGTTATTCTGCAGGAGGAAATACTTTAACAAACACAGGAGTGGCTAAAAGTACAGTTACTTCTTACACAGATTTTTCAGACACTTCTTGGACTTCTGCGTCTTTCACAGCGAGAGGATGTTTAATTTATAACTCATCTTCAATTTCAGGATTAACTTCGAACGCTGCGGTTTGTTCAATTGATTTCGGTGGAAATAAAACTGTTTCTTCTGGAACTTTCACAATTCAATTTCCAGCCAACAACTCTAGCTCGGCGATCATAAGAATTACGTCGTAAGGAGGTAAGTCCTTATGGCTAATACTTGGGGCGAGTCCGGAACAACCTGGGGTCAAGGTGACTGGGGCCAGCAAAACGTAACCACCGTATCCATCAGTGGACTTTCAATTACAGGATCATTAGGAGAAACCGAAGAATTTAATGAAGCCGGTTGGGGTAGAGATCCTTATGGCGACGGGTCATGGGGTGTTGAAGGAACTAACGTAACTGTTATACCTACTGGTTTATCTATAACTGGTACAGTTAATGCTGATGGTTTAGAATCTTTTCCAAATACAGGTTGGGGTCGAGATCAATATGGTGAAGAACCATGGGGTGATAGTTATGATCCTGTAATAAATGTTTCAGGTTTTGGAATTACTGCTTCTTTAGGCGAATTACCTTATGCTCAATCAGAATCTGGTTGGGGTAGAGATGAATGGGGTATTGGTAACTGGGGAGAAAATACTACAACAGTTGTAGTAGTCGATTCATTTGAAATAACTGCTTCTCAAGGTCCAGAAGGATGGGGTTTATCTAAATGGGGTGAAGAAGTAGCATGGGGTGGCGAATTAAGATGTGAGACAACTCAGTTATCTGTAATCACTTTTGATGGTATAGAAGCAACAGCATCTCTAGGTACTCCTACACTTAATTACGACATGATCTTTGACATCACTGGTCCAGCAGCAATGGGAGCAGGATTAGGGACTCCAAATATTAATAATGGAGCAGATCATACTCAAGGACTAGCAAGTTTATTAATTAATGGTTCTGTTGGTACACCTACTATTGAACTTACTCATATATTAACTGGCTTAGAAGCTACTATGAGTTTGACTGCACCTGAAGTCACTAATGAAGAAATAGTATATGTTACAGGAATAAGTGGTACACTTTCTCTTGGTACTTTACCTACTATTGACGATATGTCAGTCGGAGTATCCGGTTTATCTATAACTGGTTCAGTAGGAACTCCTATTGTTACTGATATGCAAGTAGGACTAACTGGCATTGAAATGACGGGAGATTTAGGTTCTGGGGGAGTCGCACCATTACACTATAAAGATGTTGACATCACCGGAAATACTGCCTATACATACGTAGAACACTCAGCTTAAGGAGAAAATTATGGCATCAAATTATACGGTACTCGGAATTCAGCTTATGACAACTGGCGAAAAAGCCGGTCTATGGGGTGGATTAACAAATACAAACTGGGACATCATGGAACAGATTTCCGGTGGGTACACAACACAAGCAGTAACTGATGGAGCTAACACAGATTTATCGGTTTCTGACGGATCAACAGGCGCGACACTTGCGCACAGAATTATAAAATTAACAGGATCACTTTCAGCAGGTAGAACAGTTACTGTTCCTCTTGACGTTCAAACTTTTTACATAATGCACAATGCAACATCAGGAGCTCAAACTGTAACATTTAAATATGTTTCAGGTTCTGGAAGTGAAGTAGTAATTCCTAACGGAGCTACAAAAATAATTTACGCATCAGCGGATGATGGAACTAATCCAAATATGGTTGATACTGGATTTATACAAGCCGTTGTTGATGACACTTCACCACAACTAGGTGGCGATTTAGATGTTAATGGAAACGATATAGTTTCAGCAGGAAACGCTGACGTTAGCATTATTCCAGGTGGAACAGGTGATGTTAATCTTGGAGCAGATACAATTCAAGTTGGTGACAATAATGCCGACGCGACAATTACTACTCAAGGTACTGGTGATTTAATTTTAAACACAAACAATGGCTCATCTTCAGGAAGTATTACAATTGCTGATGGTGCTAGTGGAAATATTAATATTGCGCCTAATGGAACAGGAGCAGTACAAGCTGGTGGTAATTTAGTTAAAAACGTAGGAACAGAAACTATTTTTATTCCATCAGTAGCAATTTACAGCACTGAAACAGCTGGTGCTGACGCACAGACTGTTGAAACAACAGCTACTAGACCTGATCTTAAAGTTTTAGATTATGATGCAAGTACAATTGAATATGGACAGTTTGCTATTGCAATGCCTAAATCATGGAACTTAGGAACTATGACTTATCAAGTTTTTTGGAGTCCAGGTAATACTAACACAGGAAACGTTCTTTGGAACTTACAAGCAGTTGGTGTTGCCGATGACGCAACAGCTGACATAGCTTTCGGAACAGCAATACAAGTTACTGATGCCGGAGGAGGCGCTGTTGAGGATGTATTAGTTAGTTCAGTGAGTGGTGCAATGACAGTTGCAGGAACTCCAGCTGACGATGAATATACATTCTTTCAAATTTACAGAAATGCTTCAGACGGTGCTGATACGTTTACTGGTGATGCAAGATTACTAGGAATTAAACTATTCTACACATCTGATGCCGCAAACGACGGATAGGAGGGTTAGAGTATGTCTTTTGGTTATAAAATATTAGGATTCGGAACTAATGCTAATGCCGGTTGGGATTACTTGGTTGATTATTTAGTAATTGCTGGCGGCGGCGGAGGCGGAAAAGGCCGAGGCGGTGGCGGCGGCGGAGGAGCCGGCGGATACCGAACTTCTTTCCCTGGCGGAACAATGCTTCAACTCGCAGCAGGAACATACCCAGTTAGTATTGGGGGTGGCGGAGGATCAAACTCTGGTGAAGGTGGAACTACTACTTTCAATCCTGGTGGATCTGAAGGCGTAAACATGATTACATCTACATATGGTGGCGGCGGTGAAACTGCTGCAGAACAAACAGCATCCCCTGGAGGATCAGGAGGTGGCGGAGTTCAAAGAGCAGCTGGAACTGGAAACGCTGGAGGTTATTCACCACCAGAAGGTAATAACGGAATAAGCACAAACAACCCGGGCGCTAACAATGGCGGCGGTGGAGGTGGTGCTGGAGCCGTTGGTGGACCATCTACAACTGGAGGCCAATCAGCTAATAGTAATATTTCAGGATCACCGGTTGATAAAGCTGGTGGAGGCGGAGGCGCTCCCGGAGGAAGTGGCGGAGGAGCCGGCGCTGGAAACGGAAATGGTGGAAGTGCACCAGGAAACTCAGGATCAGGCGGCGGAGGCGGAAACAATGGTTTCGCAGCTGGCGGATCAGGTGGATCTGGAATTGCATATATAAGAGCACCCGCAGCAGCAGCAGGTTTATTATCAGCATCCCCTGGATCAAACAGTGTAAGTACACTACCTACCGGAGAGACAGTGGTAACATTTAACACCGGTGGAACTTTAACGGTAGCATAATGGCAATATTTTGTAGTTTAGATTCTAGCAACATCGTCGTAACCACATTTATGATAGA